GAAGAGGAGATGCCACCTTTTCCAACGGTTGCAACGTATGACGGTAAAGCGTGGAGATATATTCCAAAGAACTCTGGGCGTGACATCTTGTTTTGGAACGTAGGCACCGAGCCTACACTGAGTGATCCTACGATCATTGATCGTACGGAATCTTATAGAGAGTGGAAGAAAAATGAAAGTACTGCTAACGGGACTGGGTCCGATATCGAACAAGATATATTCGCATAAGGCTGCGCAAGCAATCATCTATGCAGACCAGCTCAAGCAAGCTGGTTATGACGTTACGATCAACCTAGCCAACAATAAGATCACTGACTATAGTGGTTTTGATGAGGTGTATTTGTATCACGGTTCAGATTGGGGTGGTAGTCTCAATCTGTTTGGTGGTATCGAGAACTATCAGAACGTGGAGACCGTCGGTGCTCTGTCACGTTATAAGGGTACAGTAAAGTCACTCATCATTGACTTCCCCAAGTATAGCGATATGTTTGAGGCACGCTTGAAGAAAGCAAACATGTCATTTGACTGGGATTGGAATAACCTACGAACTATTGAGTCTAGTGCACAGGTCGTAGATCCAAACCTGGTAAAGCGTTATGATCGAATCTCAATCGGCGACAGTCATGCAATCTGCATGTATCGACCTGGATGGATGAACGTCTCCACTCCGTTCAAGACATTACACGGTGCGATCAAGTTGGGATTCGATCATTTCATACCTGAAGGCAATTACAAAGAGATTGAGATCTACTTTGGTAACATCGATGTTCGTCATCATTTATGTCGAAATGAAGATGTGAAGAGAGCTGCAAAAGATCTTGCAGATCGATACACTGCTGCAGCTGAGTTCTTAGCAGACAAGCACTCTGCAAAGGTGACGTTGTGGGAACTTCTACCTATCGAAGATCCAAGCCGGAAGGTGCCAAAGACTGGCAACTATAAAGGTACTCCTTTCTATGGGACATGGCAAGAGCGAACTGATGCGCGTCAATATTTCATGGATGAGCTTGAGTCAAGTGGAATTCCAGTATTCAAGTGGGTAGATAAGCTAAAGAATAATAAAGGTGAACTTGACTTTGAGTACATGGAGAAGCCACAGTCAATTCACTTGTCAAGAGCAGCGTATCCTCATTGGCAAGGTAAAGAGTGGACTGAGAAGAAAGAAGAGAGTGTACAACTAGATGCGTTTATGGTATAATAAGCCATTATCAAAAAGGATGTGTGTATGGGAATAATGGACAAACTCAAGAAGAACTCAAAGATCGATCACTCGTCGATCTTATCTGAATCGAAGTTCTTCACTGAAAAAGATATGGTACCGACTGACGTACCGATGATTAATGTTGCTCTATCTGGCAACATGGATGGAGGCCTAGCACCAGGTTTGACGGTGTTGGCTGGTCCGTCAAAGCACTTCAAGACTTCTTTTGCACTCATCATGGCGAGTGCTTATTTAAAGAAGTATCCTGAAGCAGTTCTGTTGTTTTATGATTCTGAGTTTGGGTCTCCACAAGATTACTTCAAACAGTTTGGGATCGACACTGACCGGGTGTTGCATACGCCAATCACTGACGTAGAACAACTGAAGTTTGATCTTATCGCACAGCTTGATGGTCTAGACCGTGGCGACAAGGTCGTAGTGGTGATCGACTCAGTCGGTAACTTGGCATCGAAGAAAGAACTCGAAGACGCCATGAATGAGAAGTCGGTGGCTGACATGAGCCGTGCCAAAGCTCTCAAAGGCCTGTTCCGCATGTGCACTCCTTATCTCAACATGAAGGACATCCCATTGATCGCTGTGAACCACACTTACAAAGAGATCGGTCTCTTTCCAAAAGACGTAGTCTCTGGTGGCACAGGCATCTATTACTCAGCCGACAACATCTGGATCCTTGGTCGTCAACAAGACAAGGTCGGCACAGAGATTCAAGGTTATCACTTCATCATCAACGTAGAGAAGTCACGATATGTTAAAGAAAAGTCTAAGGTACCTATCTCAGTTTCTTGGGAAGGTGGTGTACAGCGTTGGTCTGGTCTTCTTGATATTGCTTTGGATGGCGGTTACGTTGCCAAACCTAGTAACGGGTGGTATTCGAAAGTGGACCGAAAAACAGGTGAAGTCATGGATGGACGAGTACGAGAGAAGGAAACACTTACAGAAGATTTCTGGCGATCGATACTAGAAGAGACAGACTTTAAAGATTACTTGAAGCGTAAGTTCTCCATTGTAAGAGAGGCTGTTGTAGATGTCGAATCCGATTGAGAACGTTGACTATCAATTAGTTCCAGTCGATGACATGCCCGACGCTTGGGCAGTTCGTATCTTGACTGGTGAGTTTGTCGAGACGGTGATTGCATACAATGCAATTGCCTTCAATGAGGTAAAGGACTGTCTCACGTATAACTTTGTGGTAGTCACTTCACCTAATGAACAGGCAGCCATAGAGAACGAAGACATGCAAAAGACGGCAGGTGATATCTTAGGATCGATCATCGATAACGCTGCAGCTGATGGGTCCCTACAGTTTAAGGATAAAGAATGAAAATACTTGTCATGGGTTTGCCAGGTTCTGGTAAAACTTGGTTGGCTGAAAGGCTTAGCAAGCATTTAGAGTGCGCTTGGTTTAATGCCGATGAAGTAAGAAAGATGGCTAATGATTGGCAATTTGGAATAGAAGCTAGACTTAGACAAGCCGGTAGAATGGCAAATTTGGCTAACTATGAAAATTCACATGGTCGAACTGTCATATGTGATTTTGTATGTCCGACAGAAGAGACTCGACAGAGATTCAATGCTAACTTTATTATATGGATGAATACCATAAGTCAAGGCAGATATGAAGATACTAATAAAATGTTTGATCCACCGAAAATTGTACATAAAGAAATTACTCGCTTTATGACAGATAAAGAAATAGAAATACTAACGGAGGAAATAAAATGTCTACTTATGACATAGAAAGAAAGTTTGATTGGAAAAAACCTACAGTGCAAATGCTAGGTAGATGGCAACCTTGGCATAAGGGACACCAAGAATTATTTAAAAAATGTCATGCTATCACTGGTCAAGTTTGTATTATGATTCGTGATGTACAAGGTTGGGAAGATAATCCATTTGAAATAAATGAAGTATCATCTAAAATCTCTATTGAATTGTCAAAAGAAGGATATATTTCTGGCGTAGATTATGTTATAATGCCAGTTCCAAATATTGTAAATATCAGTTATGGAAGAGGTGTTGGTTATACATTCACCGAGCACGATCTTGGTGAAGATATCCATAATATCAGCGCCACAGATATCCGAGCTAAATTGAGAGAAGAGGGTAAACTTGCAAACTAATCTTGAACAAACTATACTACGTAATATCCTTACAAATGAAAAGTACATGCGGAAGGTTTTACCTTTCGTAAAGCCTGAGTATTTTGAAGGGATCTATCGTACGCTGTTCAAAGAAGCAGGTAAATTTGTTGCTAAGTACAACAGGTTGCCGACATCTGAAGCGTTTAAGATTGAACTGGATCAGACAGATCGACTGACTGGCGAGCAATACACAATGGCAGTCGATATCTTACCTCATATCTTTTCAGATGAGAAGATCGATGAAGATTGGCTGATGGACACCACAGAGAAGTGGTGTCAAGACCGCGCAGTCTATAACGCAATCATGGAGTCCATCTCTATTATCGATGGTAAGCATGAGACTCTGACTAAAAACGCACTACCTGACATCTTGCAGAAGGCACTTGCAGTTGCCTTTGACGTGAATGTTGGCCACGACTATATTGAGAACGTAGATAAGCGATATGAGTTCTATCACACAGAGGAATCACGAATCCCGTTTGACCTCGAGTATTTCAACAAAATCACAAAAGGCGGACTCCCAAACAAAACACTTAACATTGCTCTTGCTGGCACCGGTGTTGGTAAGTCTTTGTTTATGTGTCACATGGCTGCTGGTTGCCTGACTCAAAACAACAATGTGTTGTATATCACGATGGAGATGGCAGAAGAACGTATCGCCGAGCGTATCGATGCAAACCTTCTGAATGTAGCTATCGATGAGATTGATAAGTTGTCGAAAGATATATTCACTACGAAAGTGGCGAACATATCTCGTCAAACGACTGGTAAGTTGATCATCAAGGAATATCCTACAGGGTCAGCACATACCGGTCACTTCCGTGGTCTATTGAATGAACTCAAGCTCAAGAAACAGTTTGTGCCTGATATCATCTTCATCGACTACTTAAACATCTGTGCCTCATCAAGAATGAAAGGAATGGGCGGTGCCATCAACTCGTACAACTACATCAAAGCAATTGCCGAAGAAATACGTGGCCTTGCTGTCGAATTTGACCTACCAATCGTATCAGCAACTCAAACAACAAGAAGCGGATATTCAAACTCAGACGTCGGACTTGAGGACACCAGTGAGTCATTTGGACTCCCAGCCACGGCAGACTTTATGTTCGCTCTTATCTCCACGGAAGAGTTAGAGCAACAGGGCCAGATGATGGTCAAGCAGTTGAAGAATAGATACAATGATCCAACGTATCATAAAAGGTTCGTTATAGGGGTTAACAGATCAAAAATGAAACTTTATGATGTTGAAGAGAATCAGCAGACTTTGACTGACGACACTCCTCTGTTTGATAAGTCACAGAACGTAAAGAGAACTAAGTTTGAAGGGTTTAAGCTATGAGCGACTTTGAAACACATGAAATTGGTACAGCAAAAGAATTGAAGCTATCACGAGCTTTGTATGATGCTATTGCACGACAAATCAATAACGAGTTCGATGATAAATCAATTAATGCAGATATTCGTAATGCTCATGATGAACTTCGTAAGCATTATCAGTGGCAAGTACATCTATTGGATGATCTACTATGATTAAGCACTTTACAGTCTGGACAATAAACAACTGTGGTTATTGCGTAAGAGCCAAACAGTTGATTCTCATGCGTGGGCATCAATACGAAGAGAAGAAAGTAGCACCAGGATACTTTGACATTAAAGAGATGCTTGAAGTGCTACCTACTGCACGAACTTTTCCTCAGATCTTAGTTAATGGCAAGTTGATTGGTGGATATGACGATCTTATGAAATACTTTGAGAAGAACAAATGAAAGCAAAACTGATTAGCGTTTCGAAACCGACAAGGGAGATGTACAATGAGGGGATTAATAACGCGCAGGACCTTATCGCATTCTGCGCCAGAGTCTCCAATCCCAGTAATCAACTCAATCTCGGCACGGCAGAGAAGCTCATCAGATACTTGGCCAAACACAAGCATTGGTCACCTTTTGAAATGGTCTCAGCATGTGTCGAAGTTGAAACTACGAGAGACATCGCGCGTCAGCTACTACGACATCGTTCCTTTTCCTTCCAAGAGTTTTCCCAACGCTACGCTGACCCAACGAAAGATCTGGAATTCGTACATCGGGATGCACGTCTTCAAGATGAGAAAAATAGACAAAACAGTATAGAACTGGACATGAGTGATGAGCATCGACGACTTTCATATCAATGGGAAAACCTGCAGCGTGATCTAATTGAGAAAGTTAAAGACGTCTATTCGTGGGCTATCGCTAACGGTATAGCAAAAGAACAGGCTCGGGCAGTTTTACCTGAAGGCCTGATGATGTCTAGACTCTACGTGAACGGTACCATCAGGTCCTGGATCCACTATATCGAGCTGAGGTCTGGAAACGGCACCCAACTTGAGCATATGGAACTAGCCAGGGCCTGTGCCTGTGCCATCTATGAGGCCTTCCCCATGATCGAAGAGTACCTCCAGCCTCAAAATTAGTACTTAAGTATTACTTTTTCGAATAAATAGTTTAAAAATTAAACTTTTGACATATTTACATTTCTGGCCAACGGTATAGAATAAGACCTATCGAATGTTGAAAGGAAATGAAAATGTTTAAAAACCTAATGATTGAGCTCTTCCCCGCGGTCCTGGTGGCTGCCCTGATTGGGATGCCTTTTGCCCTGTATTTCTTGTTTGTGATGCAACCTTAATACTTTTGACATATTTACAAAGTCGAAAGTTTGTGGTAGAATTAACTCAAGTTAATCGGAAAGGTACTCTAATGAAACCAATTGATCTTTTTTATACTCCAAAGTCTATGGAAGAAATGCAGGACATGTTAGAAAGATTGGATCAGTCAGATCGTGCAAAGGTATATCCTTATGTCATGATGATGTATAACTTGCTCACGTCTCAATTTGTTAAGGAGTAAATGATGACTACTGAAATTCACACTCCTACTCCTGTTCGTTCATACTCTGGCCTTAAAGGCTGCATGTGTGGTTGTCTTGGTAAGTACACCGAGGATCCAGTTGAAATGGCTAAAGCTCTTAAGCGTGTGCTTAAGAATCCCAGTACAAAGTATGATGGTGCGGCCAAGTGTTTTTACTATGAGACCAAGACTCGTACTAATGTAGTGTACGTGGAGTTAAGGAATGAAAATGTCTACAATGACTGATTCAGATATGGAAATCCCTTTTCGTGATCGTGGCCCGTTCACTCGGCATGGTGGTCCATATGATCGTGGAGCATGTGATGCATACTACTGGCGTGAAGCACAGCCTCACTACTTCACTGGAGGCTCATTCAGATCACCTCGTATTGAAGAATGTGACATGAGCGAAGAAGAAATCGCAGCGTATTACGCTGGTTATCACGAGCAATTTGATAGAAAGGACTGGGGCGATGAGTGATCGTTATATTGAATCGGTAGAGATGCATCCGGACGGATATCCTATCACAAAGTACAAGTACATTTCACCGAAGATCAGTACGTTTGGCACCACGACTGGTGCTAAGTACTCGATCGCAAACCGTGGTGCACAGAAGTCAAATCTTGCTGGCACGACTGTTGATCATGTTGGTGACGAAAAAAGTAGTGTACAACGTTACAAATCCAGTGTATAATGTACACTTTGAACATGATGAGAGGACTACCCCACCTCTCATCGTGATGTGAACTGGGGTGTTTATTATGGAGTATTTTATGTCGAAACTTGCTAAACTTGAGTCTTATTTGGTTGACGGTGGCGTTGTGACCGCCAAGCAGATTAAGAGCATGTTCAAGCTTGCTAACCCTACCGCTGCCGTGAGTGAGCTGCGCCGTCGTGGTGTTGCCATCTACTCGAATCCGGCCACGTTGTACACTGGTGAGAAAACCACCAAGTACCGTGTTGGTACGCCTTCGAAGGCGATGGTTGCCGCAGCCTTTGCTGCTGGTTTCGCAGCCTAATCAAAGGGGCCTCGTGCCCCTTTAATATGAAATATTCATTTCACTCAAACGGATGGACTGTTAAAGTTCACGACTTAGATGTAAAAAATGCTTCTCAACAAGAGGCAGATGAAATTGCGCAATTAATTTCATGTAATATTGTAGTTTGTATAGAAGATAGTAGAATAGCAGATTTAGAACTAAAAGACGAAGTTCGTTTTTGTGAAATGATAGGTGAAATAAAAAGCGGAAGTACTAGACTCGAAAAAATAAAAAATTTAGATCCTGCTATAGTAAAATCTTTAAAAGAGTCAGCTGTAGGAAATGATGAAATAAGTTCTAAAGTACAAAGGGTTACTGGAGAAAAAAATTCCAATGGTTATTCTGGTCTTTTTGGAAAAAAAGAAGCTCTAGATTGGCATAATAATCGTCCATGGGATCTAGATCGAGGTTCTATTGTATGGTTGAGAACTATAAAAGGAGCAGGTGGTTCTAAAACTTCTTGGACTAATACGATACGAGCTTATGAAGATCTTAAAATTGAAGATCCTAATTTTGTAAAATCTTTAGAAGATAATCATTATAGAGTTGTATGGGGAAACATGAACCATACTAAGTACTATAATGTAGATGGAGAAAATAATTTTAATACGTTAGTTGAACGAAGTAGTCCTCAAACAGCGATGCCTTTAGTTTTTCAAAATGAAGGGGGTTACAAAGGATTTTTTCTTCCATATTTACAAGTAACTGGTATTTTAGGACTTAGCAAAGAAGAAAGCGATATAATCTTGAAACGAATATGGGATTATACTATGCAAGAAAAATACATATACCATCATGAATGGAAAGATGGTAATGGTGAAATAATTTTATCTGAACAATGGAATAGTGTACATAAAAGATGGGAGTTTGAAAATATTGAAAAAAGATATTTGCATAGAATATCGTTTGATTATTCAAATACCACTTGGTGGAATGATGTAAAATACAGATTTAATTCTCAAAAAAATCGAGCTTTAAGGGAAAATTTAAAATATTTAAAAAGGATAACAAAGTGATTGACTATAAATTTGATGAGGGTCGTCTTATTGACGAGTTTAAGAAGTATATCGACTCTACTTACAGCGGTCACTACTCTGTCAATAAATTCCAAGCCACCGAGTTTGTTATCGACGGTGGTCATGGTACAGGCTTTTGTGTTGGTAATGTGTTGAAGTATGCTCAACGATATGGCAAAAAGGGCACTAAAGATGATGCCCGTAAAGATTTAATGAAAGTGCTGCACTACGCTTTGATTCAGCTATATATTCATGACTTAGAAGAGCAGCCAAACGAAGAGCCACGCGGTTCCGCCAAGCGCCGCGCCTAATAGAGTAAACGCAAGCATAAACTCTACAAAAGCTCTACGCCGTCGCATCTGTTCATAGACCATCCTTTCCCTCCGGTCTTTGATGCGACGGCGTTCCTTTATGAACTCCTCGTACGCACCAGGTGGTCCATACCACTGGAACATCTCACGTATCTCTTTCTCCATCTTAGCGATCTTATTGCGATACGCCACTGCCTCTAGTGCAGCTTTAGTGTCATCCTGAAACGTGAGCTTCTTGAATATTGAAGGCTTGGTCTTTTGTCCAGCCCATTCATGTATATCAGATACATGACCAGCCCACTTAGCGAGCTGACCAAACACGTCCTCTATATCTCTACCATGATTCACCAATGTCTGCACACCCTTGAATGCAGCAGACGCAGCGGCCATAGCCGTTATGGGATCAATCATACTTCCCCCTTTCAGTTGGCTAATGGGTTATCCAAAGCCTCCTTGATTTTATCGTCCATTTCTTTCTTGACTTCCTTGAGACCTCTGTCTACTTCTTTCTGTAGATCTCTCATTTCATTTCGAGCCACCTTTAAGTCAGCATCAACCTGACGTTGCTGTTCCTTTGTTGAACGCTCTACACCTTCTACTACTTTCTCTACTCTACGAATATCACTCTTTAAATCATTTTTAATCTCATTGGTGTATTCTGTAGACTGTTGAACGTTGGCAGCAATGCCTTCCATCTTCTTATCAACTGCCGTGAGTCGCTCGTTGATACCACTCAGATCAGGTGCAACATAACTTTGAATCTGCTCCTTCATCTCCATGTAATCTTTGTACACCTCGAAGGCACCGTACAATGAACCGACACCGGCAGACACGATTGCAAACGCTGCGCTGATCGTCATCGCAGTCATCTTGATACCGAATAGACGAAACTCTTTGTTCTTGAGATTGTCTACCTCTTGTTCAAAGTTTTCAATACCTTCGCCTAGATCTTTATTTGCCATTTTCTTTCTCTTTTGGTTTGTTTTCTTCTTTGAGTTGTCTTTGAATTGGAGTGTTCTTCTTTGGAGAATAAGCCACTCCGTCTTTTGGTTTCGGTCTGTGTCTGAACCAACTCATAGAATCTCCCTATTGATATTGTTGCCTCACCATCTCTTGGTGTAACCTATCAGAGCCAAGTCCTCTCATAGCTCTACGATTATCAACGTTGACTTGTCCCTTGTAGATCTCTTTTGGTGCATAGAACGCAGCATCTGCTAGCTGTGTTTGATATGCACTAAAGTCAGCTGGAGCTTTCGCAAAGTCATTCATGCTCACTCCACCTGATGCCGCCTCGTTTGGCTGTGTACGTGTCTGTTGTACCGTCGTCTGCTGTGTCGTTTTTGTCTCTACTGCAACTGTTGTTTGTTGGTTATTATTATCCTGACTCGTCACTACGTTGTTGACAGGACTCTCCTGAGTTGTTGTGACCGACTCAGTCGTGATTGCAATCTCTTCGGCACTACTCGATGATGCAGGTACTTGTGACTCTGTTGATTGCATGATACTTTGATTAACGACATTCATTACATTCGTTAAGTCAGTTGCTTGTCTGACAACCATTGCGATCAAGCTGTAATCAACAGTTACTTTCTTCTCTTTCTTCTCTTCTACTGCTTGTTTCTGCTCTACCTTTTCTTTGGGAGCATCACCAGGTATTGTCAATTCACCGGTGGTAGATACCTCAATACCACCAGCATCAATAACAGGTGCCGCTGCTGTACTCGTCTCTTCAACGGGTGTTGTGCCAGCAACTGTGGATGACGGAACTACATTCGTGCCATCCTCGACTGTATCGGTTGGTGTCGCTGACGCCGTT